GAGTTACTTGCGTTAGTCTCAGAGGTAGCAGCATTAGTCTCGCTTGTGGCAGCGTTAGCAGCACTTGTAGCGGCAGCTGTAGCAGACCCTAGAATAGTATCTACGTAGCCTTTACGTGTCAGGTCATCATCAGCAGTAGGAGTAGCAGTAGATGTAACCTTGTTGGCACCCATAGCAAGTGTACCAGTAAGAGTACCGCCTGTCAAGTTTAACTTGAGAGCATCCGCTGTGTCTACATACGCCTTAGTAGCTGCATCCTGTGCTGCTGTGGGGTTGCCTAGTCCTGTGACTTTATTGGCCCCCATTGCAATGACACCAGACATAGTGCCACCAGCCAGAGGGAGCTTAGTTGCAATGCTATTAGTGACTGTAGTTGAGAAGCTAGGGTCATCCCCAAGAGCAGCGGCTAGTTCGTTCAGCGTATCCAGTGTACCAGGAGCAGCGTCAATAAGGTTAGATACAGATGTGTCTACGTAACCTTTAGTAGCTGCATCAGCTGTGTTGATAGGCGTAGACAAGTTGGTAATAGTAGCAGATGTACCTGCGTTCATATTGAGTGTACCGTTGATGGTCACATCTGTGAACGAGGATGTACCACTTGCAGCAGTAACATTACCTGTGAGATTACCCGTTACGTTACCAGTAACATTACCAGTTACGTTTCCTGTTACGTTACCTGTTACAGCACCTGTGAGAGGCCCACTAAAACCTGTATTAGCTGTGATTGTTGTGCCTGTTACAGCGCTGGGCGTAGAACCACCAATAACAGCGCCGTCAACAGTACCGCCATTAATGTCAGCAGAAGCAAGGGTAGCCTGCCCCGAAGTGGTTACAGTAGTGAAGCTACCTGCAGCAGTACTAGAAGCACCGATAGTCGTACCGTCAATAGCACCGCCATCAATGTTAACTGTCGGCAGTGTAGACAAACCAGTAACACCAAGAGTACCCGCTACAGTAGCGTTCTCATGTACAGCAAGCGTATCAATGAAAGCAGTGCCATCAATGTACAGGTTCTTGAACTCAAGTGTGTTTGTACCAAGGTCAATGTCATTATCCGTGACAGGTACAATAGCACCGTCTTGAATACGCAGCTGCTCTACTGCAGCGCCACTCACCTCTGTAAAGACAGAGATGCGGTTGTTTGCTGTGTCTACAACTACTTTGTTCTTGGCATCAAGATCAGCAATAAGCGGTACAAAAGTACCCTCAGCAGATGTACCATCGTGTTTGTGACCCGTGCTGTTGTTGAAAGCATCACGGATAGCGTTGAACTCTGCGTTCACTGGTGCGGCTCTAATGACCGCATTAGCGATAATGTCAGCTACTGACTGTCTGGTATATCCCGCCATTTAAAGTCTATCTCCCACTCCGAACGTGATCACTATGCCTTGAATGCTGTGTGATGCGTTTGTGTCGTTTGTTACGTATTTTAATGCTGCGGACTTGCCAGAGCCTGAAATGTTTGTACGCTGTACAGGGGCAGGGTTGCCGTCAAAGATAGCCGTGCTATCATACAAAGCTTCGTTGTAGTAAGCTGCAGCACCTTGTGTAGTAAGCGTGAAGTTTGATGGGCTTAGTGTGTCTACGTCTTGGTAGTCATACAAAGCCGACATTACAATCTCGTTATCACCCTCAGAGCGAAGGTAAGTAGCTATAGTGTAGAATATCTTGCGTTGCTCAGGGTCTTGCATATGGAAGAAAGGCGTCTGGAATACAGAGAAGATGTCTTCACCATCAAAGCTAGTGCCTATCTCTTGGCGATGCACCTTGCCAGCACTATCCCCGTGGATAACGTATTCTGATTGACCTATATAACCTGAGGTAGCACATGTAGTGAATACACCAAGCATCTGACCATACTCGAACTGCAAGCCGTTAGGTGTCTGTCTAAAACCACCAATGATACCCTGACCGTCTGCTGCACCAAGGAAGAACCTGAACTGTGTCTTCTGCCTGATTACTAAAGCGTCTAGCTTCTCTAGGTCTACATCAAATACAACATCAGTAAAGATGGACTGAATGTCTTTAGAGACTGTCTCAAGGTTAACGTCACCAATCTTGTCTGTACCGCTGATAGGACGTAGACCATCCTGTGATAGGAACAGCAGGTCACCGCCAATCTCAATAACACTATCGGTAGCCAAGCACCCTAGATCATCCGTAACTTCTTGTAATACAAAGTCTGATATGTTATTCCCAACAAGCTTACGGATGTTGTTTGAGCCAAAGATGTATAGTGCGTCACGGAAAGACTTAATAGCTACAATAGGGAAGCCTACATTGATAACACCTGCACCATTAGCAGGAGAATAGTTATTCTCATCATAAGGCGCAGAGAACCACAGGTTAGTCCGCTCTGTAGCATCTGCTGCAAGGAACATGTGGTTCTTGAATACATGGGATACTTTAGGTGCGCTGGGCGCATTAGTATGAGTGACCTGTGTATAGGTTGTACCCGTATATACAGCTGCGGGGTTCACACCATCTGTGATCAACACCTCGTTAGACCCCCAGTTGTACTTAGTGAAGCGTACCTTTGGGTAAGTTGAAACGTCTACTGTTCCGGGTGTTGTGATTGTAACCCAAGCTGATGTAGCATTATCCCAGTAGTACAAGTAGTTGGAGCTACCTGTGTCATACCGTGCAGCAAGGATGCCATCATTAACACCATTTGCTACGGCTACACCAAGTACGTTACCAAAGCCTGGCACAGTGCCGTAGTCATTACTGTAGCCACTAATCTTACGGTAGCCGCCCGTTACAGCAGGCTCGTAGTTAATTAACGAGATAGCTGAACCCGGTTGTGTCTCACCCTGTGACAGCACGTCACGACTGGTGTTAAAACCACCCAGAGCAGAAGACCTTAAAGGAGGTTAGGTTTTCAGCCATTAGTAACCGCCATTGAATGCAGTGGTGTTACCACGTGTAACTACAGTAGAACGTAACGCAATAGGGTCATCCATCAGGACAAGGCGCATGGCTTTGATGCCATCATCGAAGTTACTCTGATGCATTGCGGCGCTCTGTTCATTACTACGGAAGCGCATCATGTACATCATAGCACCGTCAATAAGAACATGCTTAAATCGGTCTGGGATAATACATATGTCATCGTAGACAGACATGTCAGCGGGGTAAGACCAGTAGACGTACTCTACTTCATATGCTGCATTAGGTACAGGAGTAACGCCAAACTTCGATTCAAACGTCTGGTACACAATGCTAGGCGCGTCATCACCATTAACTAGGTCACCTGTGTCATCAGATGTGCGGTAACCTTGGATGTAAGCCTCATATGAGATAGGCTTCAAGCGGCGAGGGCCATTACTCTGAGACTCAAGCTGCTTGATGTAGAATGTTTCCCAGTCTACGCTAGAGTAGTCGGCAGGGAAGTCATACTGACGTGTGCCTGCTGTCATGACCTGAATATATGTGTTCTTAAGGAAAGGCCACTCTTGACCGTCTTGCAGAATAAGTCTAACGCTACTATTGATTGCGTCTTTAGCTAGTGCTTGCACATTACGTACAGTATCAAAGCCATCACCTGCAATATCAAGTGTGACTTCGTTCATCCGTCTTAGCAATTCGTTAACTAGAGATACATAAGTAGCCATAGAGTTATCCTACCGTTAAGTAAGCTGAAGGGCCAGCCCCCTAAGAGACCAGCCCGACAGACTAAGTAGTTTTAAGCAGCGTTGTAGTGTGCTGTGACAAGAGCTTCAGGGCGCAAGATTTTGCGGCCATAAAGGTGCATACCACGTACAATATCAGCGAAGCTATCTGGGTCACGATAGTTCTCAACCTTGTTGATTTGCTCAGCAGAAGCAACTGCATCGTCCTGACCTGCAACAACAACACCAAAGTTAGTGTCCTGTGCAAGTGCGCCAGAAGTACCAGCACCTGTACCGCCAGCTGGCAGTGCATTGGAGACGTACACACGGAAGCCGTGCAGGTTGTTCAAGACGAGACCGTTCTGCAAGCCAGAACCGCCGAAGTCAGCGTTCAACATGCGTGAATCTTCGTCTTTAAGCATCTCTACGAACACAGGGTCAAGTACGATCCAACGGCCACGAGATTCAACGTTTGCAGTATCCATCTGACGTGCCATACGTGCAATCACTGTCAAAGGAGAAACAGTCGCTGTAGACAACGCTGTTGCGCCGGGGAGACGTGGTGCAAGTGGAATGGAGTCGCCAGTAGCGTAAGCGGTTGATGCAGAGTCAGCAGTACCCAACGAGCCAAAGCTTGTTGCGTCCAAGTGGTTAGCAGCAATGTACTCACCAGTCGCTGTCAAAGCAGTCTGCTTGTCGCCTGAGGAAGCAGTGATCTTAGTACCATCAGCATTGTGACCTGAGAGGTAACCAAGAACGTCTGTGTCCATTGCGTCAGCCATCTTATATGCAGCACGATCAGCAGCCAAGCTGGTGAAGTCTACATTTGAGAATTGCTCTTCAATGTCATCCATTTTGAATGCAAAGTAGTTTGCTTGGTCGATGGTCAGCGAGAAGTCAGAGTCATCAAGCTTCTCTACTGAGATACCTGTGTGACGCTGCAGAGCGTTGACTGTTACGTCTGGCTCTTTTTGAATGCGAACAGTGTCGCCTTGGTTTGCAATGTCACCGAAGTAAGAGTTGTTGGTGATTGCGCTAGTAACAGCAGAGCGACGAAGCGCGATCTGTGCTTGCTTGGAGTAGATAATCGGGGAGAAGTTCCCGTTAAATCCACCTGATGCGGAAGTAATAGCCATTGTGTAATCCTTTCAAGATATATGTGGCTTGAGGTAGACACTACATATCCACTTGAAAGAGGCTCTTTTTATAGGGTGGTCAGATATGCTCTCAGGATTTGCGGTCCTTTGTGCGCTGGGCCTATAATAGGAGGTAGTTCTTTTTGCTGTGAATTAGTGCTTAGTTAAAAGCATACACACGTAGTTGATTCCTAGCAGTGTATATGCCTATAGTTTTACTTACGGATAA